GACGTCACCGCCTTCCACCTTGTTCATGTTTTCAAAACCACGAATTTCATTTGTTGACAGAAACCCGGCGCGCTTGCCGATCTCGTAGGCTTCATATCGCGCCTTGGTGTCCGCCCTTAAAAAGTCCTGCGTCAAATGCTCGATGTAGAAGCGCTTTTTTTCTTCCTCCGTCAAAAGGGCCTTGAACATGGCCTTTTCGATCCTGGTCAGCCACGGCGCCAAGGTGTGTGTTAAAAATGACCGGTTCTGCTCCGTCACATTTGAATATGTGGACCGGTCATAATCCATGATCAGGTTCAACGGCACCCGGTATATGCGCGCGATCTGGACCACTGAAAATTTCTGGCTCTCGATCATCTGTGAATCCTGCGGGGATATGCTAACAGCCTGCCAAGTCAAGTCGCCGCCCAGGATGGCAACCCGATGTTTTTTCCCGGACCCACGGAAACCGGCTTCCCACGATTCACGAAGCTGCACAGCTTGTTCACTCCCCAGGTCATGGGGGGTTGAAAGAATTCCGCCCGGGCTCGCATCATTTTTGAAATAATTTGCGGAAAAATCGGTCACGGCCTTGGCCGCGCCGAAGGTGTCCCGAAAAACAGACAGCGGGCTGAATCCGACAACCCCATCCGATGAAAGGCCCCGGATATGAAGTATGTCATCGGCACTGTATTTGATTTCCGGCCCATCAGATTGATAAATGTAAATCAGGTTCCGCCCTTTCAGTTCAGCCGTCATCCTGCCCGGATGCAGCGGCCACAGTGCCACTATTTCGCCCTGGTCGCGCTCGATATAGCAAAAGGCATTTCCCCTTAATGCAAGATGGCCGATCAGCATTTCACGCAGCTCAAAAGAAGTCATAAGCGGATTTGGGATATCGTGAAGGATGGAATAAAGTGAAAAATTCCTGGCCCGGTGCTTATCGCCTTGTTCATCGCGTTCAAAAACGATCAGCGGCAGGCTGGAAATGGATTCAGCCAGGACGCGCACACAGGCGAAAACGGCGGGGATACCGATCACCCCTGACTCGGTCAGCTTGACGCCCGAAGATGTTTCCCGGTCAAAATATTTATCGAAGTTCACCCACGATCTTTTTTTCTTGAAAAATCCAAACATGATACACCTCAAAAATGGGGAGCCGGTAGCAGCTCCCCATATTCATTATTTAGGCTCTTGCGGCCAGCTTGACGCACCATGAAAGGCTGTCGCCGTTTTTCGGGGTGATGGCCGCATCCCAGGTAGGCATGCCGTCAAAACGCGCGATCACACGATAGGACATCAAGTCCTGTGTCCATCCCGGTATGTTGGATTTTTCAAGCCGCAAATCCCGGCGCAGCCCGATGGCATACTGTGAAAGATCACAGAAGATCAGGTCACCGGCATCGCCCAGGACCGGCAAATTTGGCGTGAAAATGACCGGACGGCCCAGCAGGGTGAAATTCCCGTTGCTTTCCTTGAACACGTTCACCCAGCTGCCCCCGGTGCCAACGGCCACGGTCATGCCGGTCATCAGCTGCGGGATACAGGTTTCGTTTGCAATCCAGACGGCCCTCGATCTCCCGGCAGGATACATGCGGGCAAACATTTTTGACACATTCTGAAAATTCAATGTGTCCGCCGCCTGGCCGGTTTCCTTGGCTACCTGGATCACGGAATCGGCGGAAAGTATTCCCAGGGGCTGCCCTGCTCCTGAGCCCTGCAAGAAATGATAGTCCATCCCCAGGCCCAGGCTTTTCTTGATCGCCATTTCCAGCTGGCTTTCGAACCCCTGGCCGTCCTCTTTCAGTTCATTGGAAATGTCAACGAAGATAGCGCCCTTCCTGGCCGTCAACGTCACCATGCGAAGTTTCCCGGTCTGCTTGGTGCCTGTCCCCGTTTCAGAAAGAAACTCCATGGCAAAGCCGCCGAAAAAGGATGACGATTGGTCGGAATTATCCCATCCCGGCACCTTCCGGGTTTCCGCCGTCATCGGCCAGACGGTGGCGCGAGGTCGTATGATTTCATTGGGAAGGCTGTCGTCCAGCCACTTGGCTGCCAGCGGCTCAGGCACGGCAAACCCACCGGCTGAAGAAACCCCCTCAACCATCTGGGCCCGGAAGCGCTTCACTTCGTCTTCATCGATCTGAATTTCACGCCCCTGGTTGAACATACCGGCGAAGCTGCGGTCATGCGCGGCCCCGCCCTTTGCATTCAGAATGCTGCGGTCCTGCTTCCGGTCATCCAGTTCAGGGCTGAAAGGCTTTCTGTTTTTCAAATCCGCTTCACCGTCCCGGACGGCCTCCATCATTTCAAGCCGGGTGTCCAGGCTGCGAAGCTCCGCCTTCAGCTCACCGAACCGGGTTTCAGCCGCCTCGTCTAAATTTTCGGTCATTGCAAGCTCTGTCAGTTCGTCCAGGGCTCTCTTTTTGGCCTTCAAAACGTCGTTGCGATCCATTTTCTTATTCTCCTTTCGAATACTTCGGTTGATTCCGGCCATGGGATCTGCCCCGGCGGCCACCAGGCTGCACTCATACGGCAACCAATTTGTGACCAAAAAGCCCTTGGCTGTGCGTTTACGATTTTTCACCAAATACCCTATCGATAGATTCCGAAGGATACCGGCCTTGATGTCCCCCCAAATTTGATCTTGCGATTCACTTATGCGCAGAATGCCTTTCAGTTTTCCGCCCACAATTTTCAGGTTTTCCACAATCCCAACGGGAAGCCGTTTTTCATCATGCCCCGTGATCAGCGGCAATGGAGCCCGGCTCAGGTCAACAGCACCGGCTGTGTGGCTCAGGACTTCTTCACCGTCCCACCGTTTTACAGGGTGTTCGGTTGACAGTGTCGCTGAAACAGTCCGTTTCTCCTGGCTCCGGATGTTTCCAACTTCAATTTTGAAAGATCGCTTTTCCATAATTTCCCCCAAATAGAAAACGGGCAGCAAAAGTGGTGAAGGCACCTTCACTGCCCGTTTTCGGTCTTCTGCCAGGGCTGCGCATCCCCGACAAAATTACATTTATGTATTAATTACATATTTGTCATATCATATTTTTCACAGCCACACAATACACGGTTCTTTTTTTGCCATTTCGTTTCGGATCGCACCATCCAGGCCCATGACCAGGGCAACCATTAAATCAACTTTTTCGATAGATCGCTTTTTTGAAATTTTCATATTCCCGGCTGCATCCTGTTCAACCACCACATTCGAAGCGCACCAGCGCAAAACCGGATGCTGTGGGAAATAAATTCTTTCCTCAAGGATCAGCTTCAACAGCTCTTTTGTCGGCGGGCTCATGTCTTTGAAGCCCTGGCCGAACTGGATCACGTCCAGGCCCTGGCCCTCGATCTCCTGAATGATCTTGGTGGAGCCCCAGCGGTCAAATAGAATCGCTCTCAAGTCGAATTGCTGCGCGACCTGGTCAACCCGATTCAAAATATAGCCGTAATCGATCACCGCGCCCGGTGTGGCCTCGATGAAGCCCTGGTCCCGCCATAGTGCATAAGGTACCTTGTCCCGCCTGGAACGATCCCGGATGCTGTCCCCTGGAACCCAACAGAAAGGGACCACATAGAAAGGCTCGTCTTCGGTTTCGGGTCCGAATACCAGGACAAAGGCGCTTAAATCGGTTGTGGATGCAAGGTCAAGCCCGGCATAGCATGCCCTGCCGGTAAGGTCCGGAAGCTCATGAACACACGCATCATAGCGCGCCATTTGCAGCCACGGGCTTTCCGACTCGGTCCAGATGTTAAGATACAGCCGTTTGAAAGTCGCCTCGAATGCAGGGGACTCCTGCGCGCGCTCGCATTCGCGCTCAAGGAATTGCAGGTTGATGGATTTTCCAAGGTTCGGATTTGCAGTCGCCCAGGTTTCCGGCCTTTTCCAGTCTGCTTCCGGATCGGCTTCATAGATAACCGGCATGAATGCCGGATCATTGATAATGCCTTCCCGGACCTTCAAGGCATAGTCACGCTTTTCATAAAGAATGGAATTCTTATCATAGCCAGCAGTCGAAAGATTGACGATAAGCGGCTCCTGGCGGCTTCCCTGGCTGGTCTGAAGGGTTTCGACCAGGTCGCGCTTGACCACATGCGTTTCATCGATCAGCGCGCATGACAGGTTCGCTCCATGCAGATTATAGGACTCGGAGGACACAACCTTTAACCACCCATCAAGATGTTGATATTTGATAACGTTTTTGAAGGCCTGAAGACGGCTTTTTAATTCCGGTTCATTCTGCACCATCAGCTTTATGGTGTCGAACATTTGCCGGGCCTGCTCCCGGTCCCCGGATGCAACCATGATTTCCGGGCTGTTCGGATCACCCATGAAAAGCTCGACAAGTCCGATCCCGGCCCCCAGTAGTGATTTTGCATTTTTCCTCGGCACCAATAGCAAAAGCTCACGAAACCGCCGGAAACCGGTTTCCTTCGATTTCCAGCCGTACAAATGACCTATGATGGCTTCCAGCCAGGGCTCCAGAATAAAAGGCTTGCCCTTCATCGGTCCCCTCACATGTGAAAGACAGCTGGCGAAAAAATCAATGACCCTCTGCCCGGCCTCCCGGTCCAGGCAAAAACCTTCGGCCCGGTCAAACGGATCATATCCGCCCGGCTTGAAATTCACCCATCTATGCAAAGAATTTTTCTTTTTCATTCGCCTTTTCCGGCTTTTTCAGGTCAACCCCTTTCCGGTCCAGGGGTGTCAGATAGAATTTTTTCGACAGTCGATGATAAATGTCACTGGCATTTTTATATGTGGTGAGCGCCGGATTTTTTTTAATTTCTCCCTGGCGGCCCTCAACATTGACGCCCGACGCGGTCACGGCGTCCAGGCTTTCCTGCATCAAGTGATAAGCGCCACAAAGGGAAATGAAAGACTCCCGGTCAAGCTCGGTCAACGCTTCGACCTCGATCAGCTGGCGGCCCACTCGTCTGTAAAAATCGGCCCCGTATCCATGAAAATTTTTAGGCATCGGCCACAATCGCTTGATCGGTTTCATTTTACCTAAATCGCTTTTTTATATCGGCGGTGTGTGTGTCAC